AATTTATCTTTATTTAATAAAATTTCTTTTTTCATAGAAGATAAATAAATTAAAATTAAATGTTGTAAATCTTCATCTTCTAATTGAAATTGTAATGCTATGTCTAAATAAGGTATTACTCCTTCCCTGATTTTAGATTTATAATCTTTTTTTCCTTTTAAGAAATCTTTTTCTTTTTTTCCTTTTAAGAAATCTTTTTCTTTTTTTATTAAATAATCAAATATTTTATTTTTTAATTCTTCATCAATACCAGAAAAATTAAACCCATTCATAAATATATCAATACCTGTTTGATTTGGTTTTCCATCTACAAAAGTAGTTTCACAGTACTCATATATATTAGGCATATGTGAATATTTTTCACAATCCATTAAAGATGACATTATATAATATATACAAATAAATTATTAATTTTGTAAATATTAAATTCTAATAAAAATTATTTTGAGTAAATATAATTAAGGTTTTTTAACCAGTTCTAGGTTTTTTACCAGTTTTAGGTTTTTTTCTTTTTAATTTACCTACAATGGCACCTTTTTCAAAATAAAAGAATGTATTTTTTCTTAATTTACCATTACATTTTTCTATACATTTAGGAAGTAGTAAATCAGTATCATCTATAATCATATTTCTTCGTAAATAATTTTATATTGTTGTTTATCTTCTACCGCGACCTTTCTAAATCCCATTTTATAATAAGCTTTTTCAGTTCCAAGTGCTCCCTTTAATGAAATAATTATTTTTTTTGTAGGAAATTTATTGTTAAAATAATGTGTTAAAAAACAAACTAAAATATTTCCCCCTCCTCTAGCAGATATAAAACTATCAATTCTTTGTATAAGAATATGTATTGTATCTTCTGTATTAGTAATTATTTCTCCCATACATTTACTTACAGGTAAATAAATTAAATCTATTTTTTTTTCATAATATTTGACAATATTATTCCCTACATTATCAATATTGCTTTTTTTTTCATCCATGTTTCGGGCATTTTACCTGAGTATGTTTTGTACTCTTCATCTATAATATCACATATGTCTAAAAAAGAATAGTAATCTTTTTTAACCATTACTTCTGGTTTTTTAAGATAATATAAACCCCTAGCAGTAAAATATATTTTTTTTTTTAAATAAAAAGAAAAACAATTAGGATAAATAATTGAATCGGGAAATCTTCTTTCTCCATCCTTTAAACAATTGTGTTCTAACACAAATCGATAATCTTGAAGAAATTTAAATTCTGGAAATTCTCCCGGTTTTTTAACTATTTTTAATTGTGAGCCTTCTGCCATATAATTATACAAATAAAAAATTATATTACAGAGTTTTTAATTGTATTATAAATTAAGCTTCATTTTCATAACATAATCTATGAACCTTTAATGATTCCTTTCTCCCGGGTCTTTGTGCCCTTCCAATAACTTGTTTTTCCATAGTTTCAGTCATTTTATGTATAAGAAACATATCCGTTGTATTTTCTAAATTCAATCCACTCCCAAAATATTTAGAATTGAGGAGTAGAATATCTATTTCATCTTCCTTGTATTTTAATACTTTGTTATTTATAGCCATAGTAGAACCTTTAAGTTTATCATATGTATAAGGTGAATCTTTAAGGAAATTTTCAATATCATTGAAAGATTGTTCATATTCAGAGAATATGAGTATCTTTTTCCTACTTTTCTTAACTTTTGATTTTTTATTCTTAGACATAATCTTATTTAAATAATATATCAAATTTTCTAATTTACTTCTCTTATTATCTTCATCTTCTTCCAATTCTTCTATTTGTTCTTCTAAATCTTCTTTTAGAACAATCAAATCTTTTTTCCCTACTATTTTTCTACATAAAGGGCAACTTGGTTTATGATTAAGACTCATTGTTATACATTCTAAACAGAATGCGTTATTACAACATTGAAGAATAGATTTATTACAAATATCGTCAAAACATATAGGACAAGCATTAGTATCAATTACTCTTTCTTTAATACTATTAATTTTATCTTCCAATTGATTAATATCTAATTTCAATTTATCTATTGCGGTTTTTTTAGCAGCGGCAGAAGAATATTCCATTTGCTGTTTCGCATTTAATTCTAATTTTTTATTTTTCAAAGTTTTCTCTAAATCTTTAGTTACTAACTTAATTAATCCTTCTTCATTCTGTGTGTCACAACCCATTGCTTCAACGGCAGAATTTATATCTCCTGCATTAATCATATTCATAACGTCCTGTGGAACTAAACCATTAAGAACATTAACATATAGATTACCTAAACACTTAATAATATTAAATTTAACTGGAGGTAATTTAAAGGATTTTTCTACAAATTCTTCTTTACTCTTTAAGAAAATATTTTTTCTAAAAGGTAAATTTTGTAACTGTATTAAAAGATTTCTAAAAAATCCACTATGAGACATTTTATCAACAGTAACTCTCCTCATAGTATGTATCTCTTCACCGTGCCAATTTACATAGGTGTATGGTTCTTGTATACCGTAACCATTTGGATTTCTAAGTTTTCTTGTCGAAGAAGATATAAACCAAGTAAATTCAGCGGCAATCTGTTCACTAGAAGGAACTTTAATAGAATCAACTTCGTCTATAATTAATCTGGATACACTTATTGGTTTTACTAAATAAACTGTTTCCCCATAATTTATAACCTTCGCTATTTTATTATATTGCGATGAGGATATAAGAACTATATCCATATCGAATTCTTCATCTACATTATAATCCCCGTTATCTATATTTTGTCGGTAATCCCTCAATTTCTCCTTGAATTCATTTAATGTTGCAATATTTTTCAATATAAAACTATTAAGAATTGTATGGTCATTAATATATGCCTGCCACTGAGACATAATTCCATGTGGCACTACTATAATATTAATTGGTAAATATAATTGACTTTTACTATACATATGAACCATACTACCATATGACTTAAAACATTTCTCTATGGGTTTTAAAATTTTATTATTGGAAATTAATCCTAAAACAGTAAGAGATTTACCTGCTCCTACTTTATCACAAATGGCACCAAACTCCGTTTTAAACCATTCACTATTTGCTTGATTTAATACATTCATTTCTGGTGTTTCTAAGTCATTCATCTTATGTATTAAAGCAAGTTGATGGGGTTTAAGTGGTATAGTTATATCTTCAGGTTGCTCTATTTTTGGATAATTTTCATCCACAATATAATCAATTTCTGTATCTTCTATATAACTCATTTTTTACTATTGAATAATATTTTTTTATATCAAATTAAATTCATTTTTAATATAAAAATTTTTATAAAGATAAATAGTTTTTACATATAAGATAATTTATTATCAATTAGTTTTTATAAATCTTATATTTAGAAACTATTTTTTGCTGACATATATAGCAAGTATCCATATTATTAGAACAATTATTACAATAACAATGTCCGCAAGGTACTAATATAGATTCAATTAAATTATCAAAACATATTTTACAGTCTAAACTTACATATTTTCCATATTCGTCCTTACATTTTTCTATTTCATTATCTAATTTTTCTTTTCTTTTTATTCTATTATCTATATCTAAATCACACATTTTCTTATGATGACCTAAAAATTCTATAGATTTATTTAATGTATCAATTTCTTCAATTGCTTTATCTTTTTTTTTATTTAGGTGTGATTGGACTAAACCCATAATTAAAATTAAGATACTTTACTATTTTAATTTTAATTTTTAATTTTAAATGATAAATTAATACTGTATATCATAATTTTATACTATATTTTATATACTATATATTTAATATTCTCTAGTTGGGTCAGTAACCTTAATTGTATAAGGACCTTTATTAACTGGGTGAGTATCACTATACCAGTATACACCAGGCATCGCAATATAATTATTTCCTAAACGATTGGTTCCCGGATATTGTTCGGTTGCTCTAGGTGGTGGATTCGCACTTCTTAAATTATTATTTATCATATTAGTTGCGGTAGGTGTTACGTGAATAGATGCATATTCACCCATTGCTTGTGGACCTCCAAATAATCCTCCATTAGGAACTTGGTCTGGGCCTCTAGTATCATGACTATTCCATCTTTCTATATGGGGAACTTCCGAATTTTTATCAACCTGGTAATTTTCATTGACAACTTTGATAATATTCTGATTATTATTTAATTCTTTATTTAAATTTTCTACAGTATTTGAAGCAATAACAGCATTTGCTAAATTATTATTTCTATTTATATTATTATTTACATTATTTCTATTTACATTATTATTTCCATTTACATTATTAGCTAAATTATTCGCATTCTTTTCGATTCTGTTTCCAATTTGATTATTAATATTATTTTGATTCATATATTATATTAAATATATTTTTTTTATGTTTAACTTATTTAAAATTAATAATCTATATAAATATATAAAATGAATCTTAATTTGGACCAATTTAAAAACGCTCAACCAGATGAAATTAAACCGGAGGATATGCCTGATACTGAATATATAATGGTAGATGTTCTTAAAATTAAAGATTTACTTAAGAAACATAAAAATAAAGAAATAGATACAAACTTAAATGAAAAAAAATTTCAAATGAAATTAGATAGAGATTTCCATAAATTAAAAGAAGAATTTCCTACTATTTATGAAAAAACTTGTAATAACTCTTTAGAAACAGAAAGATTAAGATTTATGCTTAAAATGCAGAATGAAATTAGAAAGAAAAAAGTAACATCTCATGAAGCTTCTGTTACTGTAGGACAAGAATTAGTTGATAATATTGTTAAACCAAATTTGGAAAAATAATTTTCTAAATATAATATATAAATGAAAAAAAGTAGAAAAAATAATTCAAAGAAATTAACTAAAAAAAAAATGAGGGGGGGGGGATTTTAATACCGTACTTCAGAAAAATATAGCTAAAGTAAGTAGGAGAATAGAAAATCTATTAAAAGATAAAAATGAAAAATTAACTGAAAAATTAACAAAGAAATGTCTATTTTATATTAATGGAGAATCTTTTGTTAATTCTGGCGATGTGTCTATGAGTGAGAACTCCTAGTTTAAATGATATTTCATTCTAGATTCGGAGTTAATACCTAGTAATACAATACCTTGAAATAAAATGACTTTTTTCGTTTAATTCCTCGCCATATTTCTTACACCAATCCGTCGCCTTCTTAACTTGTTTTTCAACTATTTTATTTATTTCACTTAAATCTTTTTTCTTTTCCAATAAATCTATTGTAAATTTAATAGTTTTAATTTGTAATTTTGAATTCGCAATATTAAAATTTCTTATTTGTTTTATAAAACTTGGTGGAATTTTCGTATCAAATATATCATTGATATATATTTCGTCACTTATATTATTAGCACTTATATTGTTATCACTTATATCATTATCTTCCCACATTTTTATTACATCTAATAATTTTTCTAAATATCTATAATCAATTCCTCTAAATCCCTTTGCGATTATATATTTTTCAGCATTCCCTGGTCTACTTGTATATGGTTTAAAGATATAAAGTTCTTCATAAAAACACCCTACAAAATATAAGAGTTTAATAGTCATAAATGTATATAAGTCGAAAAATTTACATACTAAATTACCATTTACTTTTTGTAATAATAAAGCAGTAACTATCTCGCAGAATATTAACCTAAATGAGGTTTGTTCTTGTTTATTAAAATCAGAAGAAAAATCAAATCCACCGTCACCCGTCACTAAATTACACGTCCCTATACCAATTTTATTCACAAAATCAATTATATTTTTATAATTATATAAAGAACCTGTATTATCTAAACCATAAGATAAATTAACATTCTTACAATTATTTAAATTAGTTGAATTACACCATCCAGGAATATCATTACTATAAGATTTTAAAGTTATACCATAATATGAATAATATTTAAAACCTATTTTATGACTGGCATTATAAACTGCTTCTATAAATCCACCGGGACCTTCGGCCAAATGTGCCGATTTAAACGATTCATCTTCTATATCTAATAAATTAAAGTCATAAATCATCTCTATCATTTTAAAATAAGACCTACTAAGAGGATTATATAAAGCAATGGATTCAGCTGTTGATTTTTTATTTGGAATATGAATTAATTCATACTCATTCGCATATTTTTTATATTTATCCCACTCTTTGGAATTTATAATTTTATTTTTATGCTGTTGTAAAATCCTATAGTTTTCATTATTTAATATTTTATAATCCATATTAATATCTCTTTTAACATTTATATTCATATATACTTTCTCTTCTATATCTAACTTTAATAATCTACCATTCATTATAAAATAAAAAGACTTAATTATATTTATTATTATTATTTTAAATCAATAATTTTATTACTTATTTATCATATTTAATGTTCCTTGGTCAGCACTAATTTTTATTACTTTCACATTAGGAGAAACTATTGGTCTTGCTTCATTTTCTTGAGGTTTTAATTGTACTTCATTTAAACTTTCTGTTTTAAATTGGACTTCCTCCAAACCTCCATTAACTTGTGGTTTTAACTGGATTTCCTCTAAACTTTCTGTTTTAAATTGGACTTCCTCCAAACCTCCATTAACTTGTGGTTTTAATTCTACTTCATTTAAACTTTCTGTTTTAAATTGGACTTCCTCCA